CCATTTCCGGCAGCGGTTCATTCTGGAAGAAATAAGACAGAAGGGCTATTTCAATGGCAGCTAAATCCGTTGTTGAAATTGATGTTCAGGACGAGAAATTTCAGGCGTTCCTCGAAAAATTCAATGAATACCAGAAGGCGCTCGAAGAACTGCCGGAGCAATGGCGAGGCGCAGCGCAGGGTATCGGCGATTCAGCCAAGCAGACGGAAAAGGTACTGGGCAGCACGGAGGCCATAGCCCAGGCCTTCAACGAAGGGATCGCCGCCGTTGCGTCCATTAACGAGGGGCTCGACCGCCTGAATGGCAATCTCGAAAAGGCCAATAAAACGCAGTCCGAGTTCAACAAGAAAAGCAGCGGCGCGCGCAAATTCCTGAGTAAGGCCAGCAAGGACGCGAAGAGTCTGGCCGGCCACATGAAGGACGCCACGACGAGCCTGCTTTCATGGGGGGCCGTGCTGGGGCTGTTTTCTGGTCTGGCCGGTGCGGGTGGGCTGTGGGGTATCAACCGCCTGGCGGGTTCTGCTGCTGCGCAGCGGTTCACATCGATGGGACTGGGAACCACTGCTGGCGGCCTCAATGCCAGCGCGGTGAACTACCAGAAGGTGCTCGGTAACCCAGTCGGCACGTTGGGCGCCATTCGGGATAGCCAACTGGACCTGAGCAAGCGCTGGCAGTTTAAGGCGATGGGGATTGATAACCCCAATCAGGATCCGGCGACCCTGTTGCCGCAGATGATAAAAAGCGCGCGCGATATCTTCGTGCGTAACGGCAGCACTCAGCAAGGCGCGGAAGCCTACGGTCTGACCAACTACTTCACCCTCGACGATCTCAATCGCTTCAAAAAAATGAGCGACGCTGAGATCGATGCGATGACCAAGCAGGCGCAGAAGGATACTCAGCGCTTGCAACTGACGGACCAGCAGTTGAAGCAGTGGCAGGATTTCAACATTCAGCTGGATCGAAGCAAAGTCGGCATCGAAAACACCTTCATCCGCGGATTGGCGCCACTGACGCCTGAGCTGGGGAAACTCTCCGATGCTTTCTCCGGCGCGGTGGATACCGTCCTTAAATCCCCAGAGTTGGGGAAATGGCTGGATGGGCTGGCAGACGGCATCCGGCGGTTCGGTAATTACCTGGCCTCGCCCGAGTTTAAAAGCGACGTTGAATCGTTCATGACCGGTGTTGAGCGGTTAGGGCGGCTGATCGGCAAGGTGATTGACTGGGTAACTGGAAAAACCGATATCACGCTGGACGATGTGAAATCTCACTCTTCCATGCTCAGCGACGAGAAGCGGACGGATCCGCAGAGCGGTCAGACATACACGCCGGGTACTGACGACGATCCGCATGTTTGGGGATGGCTAAAAGGCGTCAAACACTTTTTCTCCAGTGGCAAGGTTGAGCCTGTCGATGCGCGTCCGGCGGACGTGAGCGCCAGGGGCAGAACCATTGCCGATCGCTTCAACAACCCGGCGAATCTGCGCGCGGCGGCTGGGTATCAAACGGCGAACACCAAGAGCGGAAAATTTGCAGTGTTCCCCACGCTGGATGAGGGGGTGCTGGCGGCGGCCAAACAGCTCCAAATTTATGGCACCAGAGGCGTCGACAACATCCACGATATTGTCGGCAAATGGGCGCCACCGAAGGAGAACAACACGCGGGCGTACATTGATCATGTCACCAAGGCAACCGGCCGATCCGAGTTTGAAAAGCTGAACCTCAACGATCCGAAAGTGTTGGCCCAGCTGATTTCTTCAATGTCGGTCAAGGAGGGGATGGGGAATCGCCTCAGTGAGGAAAAAGTCACCCGGATAATCAATAACGCCGGTGGCGCGGTCGGCAGCGTGAAAGAGCAGTATGCAGCTGCCTATGGGGAAGAACGTCCTGGAACCCGTCAAAACCTGCCCGCGGCAGCCCCTCAACAGGCATCGGGTAAAACCGATCAGATATTGCAGCAGATCCTGGATAACCAGAGGCGAAACAGCAGCGCAGGCGTGGTGGTGTACAACAACACCGGCGGCAGCGCGATTGTCTCGAGCACGCAACTCGGAGGATTCGGTTAATGGCATTTACCCGCGAGCTCTACAAATTGGGGTTTGAAATCTCCCCGGTGATCCTTTGCGACGGCGTGGCGCAGAGCATCCCTGGCGGGATGTTGCCGATCGTGGCGCTGACGCAGAGCGCCAGTTATGTCAGCAACCTGCTGGGCGGCGCGGCGAATCTGACAGACCTGGATAAATATTTTTGCCACTGGCGCGCCGCGCAGGGCGCAAGCATGGTGGATTACGATATCGGCCGCTATCCCTTCGCTAACCAGGCGGTCGCCGCGAATGCGCTGCTGGCGCAGCCCCTGCGTATTCCCATGCTGATGGATGCGCCAGTGAATGATAATACCGGCGCGCTGACAAAGCTGGTCACGCTCAGCGCATTGCAAGCCGTCCTGCAGGCGCACGCCAACCTTGGCGGCACGTTTGTTGTGGCCACACCGTCGCTGATTTATAGCGGCTGCATCCTGCGCACCGTTCGGGACGTAACTGGCTCGAATGATCCGTTGCCGCAGCGTCAATGGTTGTGGGACTTTGAACAGCCGCTGATAACTGAAACCGGTGCTGAACAGGCGATCAACAGTTATTTGAGCAAGATTGATAACGGCGATAAAACCACGGAAAGCGCCTGGACCAATACGGTTTCAGCACTCGGGAATACCTCCCTGGGTAGCAGTGTTTCGGATGCGGTGACCGGGCTTATCGGTAAATTGAGCGGGGCGTTTAATTTATGAGCACAACACTTTATCCGTTTTCTGGTAATGAGCAGAAAAGCATGATTTTCACGCCGATGCTCGATGGCGAGGTGTATAACTGCCAGACCAAATGGAATATTGCTGCGCAGCGCTGGTATCTCAATATTACTGACAACTCAGGAAATCGCCTGCTAACCACACCCATGATCGACTCGCCGGTGGGCTACGACATTAATTTGCTTATCGGGGCATTTACGAATACGAAAATGGTGTGGCGATCTTCATCGGGACAAATAGAGGTAATCAACTGATGAGGTATTACGATATTCAGATTTTTACCCCGCCTGATAAAGACGGCAATCCCGGAAAACTCTTCAAACAATATTCCAGCGTCAAAAATGGGGTTTTCAACCCCGGCAATTTAATGATTGAGTTTGATATCCAGCGATTTGGCGAGTCTACACCCAAAGGGCAAAGCTGCATCACAATTTGGGGGATCGGCCCGAAAGATATGCAGCAGGCCAGACAAAACATGTTTGGTATGACGATAAAAATGTGGGTGGGTATGTCGAAGGGGTTGCCGTTGGCAAAACCTGCACAGCAAGGGCTGGTCTTGGAGGGAACGGTGTGGCAGGTGCTGGGAAACTGGCAGGGCACTGAGCTACGGACTGACCTGATTGTAACGGCGGGGGCAGTCTCTGCGGTGAATCCCGCGCCGTTGGCACCCATCAACTTAACGCTGCCGTGGAATAAGGGAATAAAACTGTCTGTCGCATTGACGCAATGTTTCCAGAACATGGGCGGTGATTATCGTTACTCGATAAGTATCAGCGAGCGGCTGGTGAATAACTACGACAGCAACATGTTTTGCGGCAGCCTGTCCGAGCTGGCGGCAAAATTAAAATCGCTGAGCAGAAATATCATCAGGGATGATAAATATTCTGGCGTAGAAATAACGGTGGTGAATGGTAAGGAGATCCGCGTCTTCGATAATGATTTTGACAACCATATCGACAAGGATTCAAAAAAAAGCGCCAGTTACCGCAACCAAAATCCAATCCAGATAGCGTTTACCGATTTGGTCGGTCAACCAACGTGGGTGCAATTTGGCACGGTCAGTATTCCCTGCGTCATGCGCAGCGATATTCAGGTGGGGGATTATATTCGGATGCCGGAAAAACTACGGCCGATGATACAAGCCTCCTCCTATTCTCAATTCCGTGATGATGCCGCCTTTACCGGTGACTTTCTGGTTTCTTCTGTGCGGCTCCTTGGCAACAGTCGGCAACCGGACGCTAACAGTTGGGTGACGGTGCTTGAGGCCCACCCGACGGGAGGAATGGCTGCAACATGAGCATTGAAAAAAAACAGAGTTTCGCCGGAAACATGCATCGGTTCGCCGAACAAAAAATCGCGGACGCCATGCAGATGGCCGGTAAGGTGCTGCCGGCCTCGGTGGTGAGCCGAGCGGGGAATATGGTCACGGTGTCCTTCCTGCTGCGCGATATTCCTTTCATGTTGCCACAGGTCACCGTCCCGTTGTTTGGGCCGCAGTATATCCGCTATCCCATGCAGCCGGGGGATCGGGGGATCGTCATCCCGGCGGATACGTATCTGGGCGGTGCCAGCGGACAGGGCGGCGGTACTGCCGACCTCACGCCGCCGGCCAATCTCAGCGCGCTGGTGTTCTTGCCGATCAGTCACACGGAATGGGAGAGCGTCGACGGCCAAGTGCTCACGCTGTATGGCCCGGAAGGCGTCACGATACGTGATGCCGGCAGCAAGACGACGTTCCTACTGACGCCTCAGAGCATCACGATTGCCACGCCTGAGCAGTTCAAGGTCACGGTGGGCAGTACCGTGTTGACGCTGACAAATGGCTCATGGTCGTTGACCGGCCAGAGCGGAACCCTGGCGGATGGTCAGGCCAGCACCAGCCCGGCCATTATGCATGAGGGCTGGCAGCAGCTGCTTACCTGGGTGAATTCCCATCAGCACAGTAACGGCAACGGTGGGCAAAACACCGGCGGGCCGACAACGAGTTTCGACG